TAAAATACATAAGTGCGTATCTTACTGTTCTTGCTTCTTCCTGGCTTGTGTTGGTTCTTACTGTTACTGTAAAAGGTATCAAGGCATTATTTATTACATTGCCCTCAAGCGTCTGTCCTTTTTCAACCGCTGTTCCTTGGTGTATGTCTACATTCGGAAAGCCCTGTGAAGTATCTGCCGGCTGATTTCCAAATGACATATTAGGAAACTTACTTCTAATGTCTTTAGATAAGCCATATTTAATTTTTGTCATAACATCTGATTCTAATGTTTCGTAGCTTATCACTTAATCACCTTCCAAATACTTGTCTTGCAACGGTTTCAACTTGTTGCAGCATTTCAACTGATGCGCTATAAAGTGGCATTGTAGCTTCTGTACCAACTGATAATTGCGAACCCTTATCATCCTTGGAGTAATACCAATAGCCGGGCACAAGTCCTTGACCCTTGCCATATGAACCGATTGTGTAACCAAACTTATTTGCCATTGGATGATTAGTTTCGTTGTAGTATTCACCGGCGCCAAACTCAATAAATACAATGTCCTTGCCATTTACAACAATTTCAGCACTAACAATAGCGCCCTCATTTGTAAAATTAGCCCTTGACGTATGACTCTTATCTGCATCACCCATAGCTGCATTGATTTTAACCTCAATTACAGATAAGCCTATTTGTGACAAATCCCTTACTAACTGTTCATTTTTTTTGATAAAGTCAGCTTTGTATTTTGTCAAATTTTTAATTGCTGCATTTATTGATTTTTTAGATAACCCAAATTCGATTGTTTTTGCCATTTTAAGCCTACTTTGTGTTGCGCTGTAATAAATACCAGTCTGCATTTAAACTTTCCGTCATTAAGCCTGTAACCGTGTAATCAGCCGACTTATTATCGACCAGTCCTTCGGATGTGTATTGTGGTTTACTTTCTCGCCATATAAGACTGCCATACTGTAAAGGTAAAGCTCCCTTTGATACGCAAATTTCAGAATAAATACTTGATTGGTCAACACCATATGCCCTAGCGTGAAGCTCATTAAGCTGGCTTGAGATATTTGCACTGAAACTAACTGGCTCAGCGTAAACAACCTCCTTGCCGTCCTCCATATAGATTATGTTGCCCTCATCATCAAGCATAGGTTCATTGTTGCTATTCAAAACAGGTATCTTATCTCCATTTGAATCTAACGTGTATTTAATTCTTTCCTCGTTGTATAGGGAATAATACATTTGCTGTTTATTTCGTTTTACCAGTCTTTGAACCATTTCTATATCACTCCAAACAAGCCATTCGCTAAAAATCCTAAAATCAGACTTATAATTGCGGTAATAATATAATTGCTTATGTTATCCCACTTTTTAGCCGGCTTATCTTTCAATTCATTTACTGTGGTTTTAACTTCCGTCATAACCGTAAGAAGATTAGTATACCTTTCATCAGATACAGCAATTTTTGTCTCTAATTGTGAAAATTTTTGATAAAATTCTCTATGCTGATTAGAATTGCGAACTAAATCTTCCTGAATACTCTTTATTTCTGCGTCTTTAAGACATACTGCACATTGTTCTGTCATTCGCGCCACCTATTTCTTAATAAATGCCGAGCCCACCGCCAATAATCGACATACCCTTATAGTCCGGCAGCACCGGAGGATTGAAGATGCCACCAAACCACACTACTAATATATTTTGATAAAATTAGGCAAGTTTTGTAGTAATTGCTTGCTTATCCAGCTCGCGTCATACGTCCTTCTTATGCCATTCTCGTTTGTTTCGGTTTGACCTTCCATACCGGCGTGTGCAAGAACATTAACACAAGCCATAGCCATTTCATTCTTATGGCTTTCAAGAACTCGTTGTAATTGTTCATCCGTTGTTCCGTATGGCAGATTACAAGTGTTACCAAAATATTCAATCACAAAATCCACAACCGACATTGGGATTTGCTTAAGCTGTGTCTGCTCGGAGTCTGCTGTTTCATTCCAATATTCTGTTGCTCTTTGGTTGACTTCATCCCTTAATGCCATTGTGTTGCTCCTCCTAAAGTCCAAAATGCTTAATTAAAATAGATTTTAACTTGTTTCCACTGGTTTCATATGCATTTTCAATGCCCTCATCATTTGCCAATTTCTGCAAGTCCGCCGATTTCATAAGCATAATCTCTGACCTTGTATAATTTCTGACTTCCTCTTCCTTTGGGGGAGTAGGCAAGGTTGCTTCTACTTTCGTTTCCACAACCTCAGCCTTAACTTCCTCTTCTGGAATTGGATTCTCTCTATGTCTGTTATGAATTAACATTCCCATAGCTTATCCTCCAAATTTTTGTAGCAAATTAGCTTAAATAAATAGCCTTTGTAGCATCCTTTAAATAAGCTGTAAAATGCTTATCAGCAGTAAGCACGGTTGACTTATTGATGATGTCTCTGTCACTTTCAATCATTGTATCTCTCTTAAGGATGATTGATAATGCACCCGGCTTAACAATGACTGCCTTGCCTGCGTCAATTCTTTCAGATACAACAATCTGACATCCGTAAAGTTCACCAACTACACCCTTAATGATTATGTCCGTTGTCATTTCGGATGCAGGTAAGTAAGCGCCTGCCTTGCGAAGTGTCGCATAATCAGCAGGATTTACTACGGCTACCTTTTCGCCGTCAATGTCTTCACCAAACTTTGTAAGTGAATCGGCAATGTCATCCGCACTTACGGCGCCTGACTTTGGTACTGCGTAAGCCGTTGCACCCTGAGCTGCTGTTACAAGCTCATCATCAATAGCATCAGCAATCGAAAGTGCTAATTGCTGTACTGACTGACCTACTGGGTCACCATAGCCTGAGAGCACTGATTCATCAGTAAGCTCGACACCAATAGCAACCTTCTTTACTGTAACCTGACTGGTTGATGCAGAAAGCTGTTTTACTGTGATAGGCTGACCTTCGGCTGTGACGGATGCCTTACCGATATATTTCCAGGTTGGCACTGTAATTGTTGAGCCTGGCTGCCCCACAAGAGTTGTGTCTACGTCTGCTAAAGGTGCAAACTTGATTAACTTAATAAGTTTTGTGTCAAGCATATCTCCTATTACTTCTGGGTCAATTAAATTTGTTAAAAATGTTGCATTTACTGAAACTGCCATTTTAGTCTACCTCCATTATTTTCTTGCCATATAGGCTTTGTATGTTTCTGGGTATTTATGTTTAAATTCAACTACCTGTGAATATCCCATTTTTGAGAATTCTTCTATTGATACATTGCACTCTTCATTAGTGCTTCCCAGAGGTGTAGGCATATCTTTCATTAATTCTGCTTTTATATTTGCTCTTTGCTTTGAAACAAAATCGCTTTGAATAACAAATAATGCGTCAGTATCGTTGTCATACTGTGCTGTTGCAGCCTTTTCTGCCATATCCTCTGTATATCCAAGGCCCATAAAAGACTTAACAAACTTGTTGATTGCGTTTTCTCTCTCAAGTCTTGAAATGCGCTCGTCCTTTTCGGCTTCTTTTTCTGCCTTTTCCTGAGCTGCGATTTCATCAGCACTTTGCTTTTCTCTTAACTGCTTCTTGTAAGAGGCTGTTTCACTTGCAGACTTGTCAAAAGCCTTTTTCAGCTTTGCGTTTTCAAGTCGCATTTGCGCTAATTGTTCCTCAAGGGATAATTCTGGGTCTTTCTTTACCTCATCAGCATTTGGCTGGTCTGTTGGCTGCTTTGTCTGTTCTTCTACATTCTTAATTTCATCCATTTTCTATACCTCCGTGTGGTTTTCCGCTTCTCTGCGTTATAAAATTGCAAACTTTGTGTTTTTATGACTTCTCTGTCAAAATTTATATAAAAAAGCACCTACGCATTTCTGCATAAGTGCTATTTTCTAACTCTTAACATTTGAGCCTTGTGTCAAATTCAAATTTTCTTCGGTTTTAGGTTCTGTGACAGTGCTTATTTTTGCAAATCGAATCTGATTAACTCCTTCTTTGCTATCAATTGCATACTGCAACGGGTCATCCGATATATCAACAAGTGATACAGACTTTTCAAGGTCAAATCCTGCATTGACAAGTGTTACAAGTGAATTTACCCTTGATACCAAATCATATGTCTTATTCCTGCTAAACTTTGGAATAATATCTGACACTTTCAATGTTTTCATTTCTGCGTCCGTATCTTCATCATTGCTTATGATTGCCAATACAACCGAAAGCAACTCTCTGATTGACTGTCCGTATGTAAGCTCCATACTTTTAGCCTGTGTTTCTGCTAACTGCCAACCATTCGAAAGCAGGATTGCCGAACCAGTATTTCCGCCGGATGATTTTTCACGGCTTGGCACACCGCATATATCTAACACTTGTTCATCAAGATAATCAATAAATGTCTGCGTTTCGCTCTGATTCAGTGTTTGTGTTAAATACACTATCTTAGCCTCTCGGCCATCACTGGTTGTACGGGTAACAATAAGCCCGTTTCCATCTACAAGTCTGTTTTTCCCTTCTTGGTCAATATCACAGTTATGCAGCCATAGCAGACTTTGTACGAACTGTGAAATATCATTAACTCGGTCTGACGTTGCCACGTCAAGCGCATCCATTAAAGGTACTGCTGCTTCAAAGCAACCCATAAGGTCATAATTGTTAATGAACTGTATAATCGGTATCTTGCCGATTATATTAGGCGAAACTTTAAAATGTGTCCTTGCATAAGGCAGTTCATTTTCCTGCACCTTATCTTCCCTGCGCTTAAATCCAACCTCAAATACATACTTGTCTGAATATGCAATTATTTCTTTTACACCGTTTTGCAATTCATTGTATGTAACTGCAAGAATCGGTTTTCTGTAACAATCATTTGCATACACAACAAAAGTGTTAAGAGGGTCTAATACAAGCAAATCGAATGGCGAAACACCAAATTTTTCCTTCTTTGGGAAAGCTGCCATATAACCATATCCGCCAATTTTAAAATCCCTAAACAACTGAATATCCTTTGCTGGTTTATTTTCTTCAAAGAACATTTCGTTAAGTGCTGATATTCTTACATCATCATCACTTATTGTTTTTGCTTCACG